ACAATTCCAACGACGAAGTGCTTTGTTAATTCGTGAATCTGGATCTCTTGCAGTTTCTGCCGAAGTCAATCTTTTCTTCATGCCACTCATCCTACTACAAAAGTTTTTTCTACGCTGTGCTCTTTTTCCTGAAGGATTTTTTTCAGTTACTGCTGTTTGAAGTTTTGAACCAGGATTTTCTCTACGGTATGCATTTACTGCTTTTTGGCTGAGACCATCGGTTTTGTCTTGGTGATTAACCTTTTGCCAATCTTCATCAACTTCTACTTCCTCGCCCATTGGTTTTACATAGTTCCTATTAGGTCCTGGTTTTGCTGCACTGCCACCTTGAGGACCAAACGCTTGGATTAATGGTTGTCCAGGTTGAAGTTCTGAAACGGAATGATAAATTACATTGCTGCCAGGATAAACTTTCTGAAGTTCATCATTAATTTCTTTACGTGTTGGTAATTTGATTTGTGGGAAGAACATCTTCATAGAGTAATATTTTCCTCTCCACATTAAAGTAACCATAATAACATTTCCCGTTTGTGCTTGCATTCTTGTTGCCTCATCTACTTGTGATTTGAACCCTTTGATTGGTTCTGGTTTGATAATATCAACTACCTCTGCAAAAGTATTTCCGTCAGCATCTTCAATAGTTACATTCTCTGCCTTTACGCAAGAACCGGGAGCAAACTTTTTGGTTCCTTTTTTTCTTTTATAACCTGGCCAGCAATTTTCATCTAGTACATCATTTTTAATTCTATCTACAATTTTTTCTTCTTCCATTTCTCCACTTGTAACATAATCTGCTGCGGTATCAAGATAATCTGCTGCTTTAGTAATTTTAGATTGAACCCAAGCTTCAAGATTTCCTTCACCCTTTCCAACTTTATTATTGAGAATTTTTGCTGCCTTCATAAGAGTTTGAAGTTCTGAACGAACCATAGAATACTCTTCATCCTTTACGGAAACTTTATCCCATGCCTTTTCTCCATAAGAGCATTGAGATCTTGTTTCTCTCTTATCGCATAATGGGCAATATCTTTCTTCTTCGTGCATAGTTGCCTCCGATTTAGTTCCCCAGTTATCCGCACCAACCTTACGGCATTTGACCAGTGCTCCAGATGCATATGCACTTGGCCAAACACTATAACGCGACTTTACCTTATGATAGCAGGCATCTTTTTTGCCACTACCTTTGCCTGGTTTGTCCTTTACTTCCTGTAAATCCATCTCTTCAGTTCTTACGTTAGTTGGTTTTGCTCCACCACTTTTTTGTGGTTGATTTGGATCTAATCTATTTTTTCTACGTCTTGCGGTCTCTTCTTCATTATCGGATAAATTTGCCGACATCTTAGAACTTCCGCATTTGGGAGTTGATGTTTGTCCTGGTTGACGGGCACAAGGTTTACCTGCCCACTTTCCACCCAACTGAACCCATCCTTTTTTACCATCAGATGATTTTGATTTATTAAACCAGTCGTGGAGTCCTTCGTCACCAGATTTGGTTTCTTCTTTTAATTTTGTTGGCAATGAAAATAACATCCAATATCTTTCACCGTATTTGCATTCTTCTTTTGTTTCATTTCTTTTGCACTTTGTGCAATATCTAGTATTTTCTGGATGTATTGGATAATCCCACTCATAAGCAAGATTAGTATTCGTGTTTTCTTTTACATCTTTAAACTTTTTATGATGCTTTTTAGCATCAGATTCCATTTTTTTCAAACGAGTATAATAATCTGGAATCTCATCAAGATGTTGAAGAGCAATATCTCTGGCAAGATCATGATCTCTAGTATGCTCGTGCTCAATAGGTTCCCCCATATCAAGTTGCTTTTGTATAAAAGAAACATCAAGACGATGCTTCCTTGCAATTTGCTCAACCGTTTTATGTGTCTTGAATTGGGACATTATTCAACTGATTTTGATTTAGTTTCTTCACCTCTTGCTCTTTTTCTTCTTCCTGCACAGTGGGCACGTTGAGAAAATCCTTTTGGATTTGAGCAATCAATACTCTTTTTATATTTATTAGTCCACTCCTCTTGAAACTGTTTAAATGTTTTCATCTATCTTTTGTTGCTTTAGAAGTTTTGCCAATTCTGCAGTTGAACCAACAAAAAGAGCATTATTAACCGTAGTCGGACCTTTAACCTTTTCTTCCTCAATATCTTTTAACTTCTTTTGTAGATCCATTAATTTATCTGTTGCATCTGCAACATTCTTTATCAATTGTCCAGCAACTTCATATGCTCTTGGCATCTCACTCTCTTGAGCTAGTTCAAGAATTCCATTAATAGCTTCTTGCCCCTTTTCTATTAGGGAATATAAATTTCCCCGTGTATAATCATAATCTTTTTGAATATCATCAACATTGGCAGATACTTTTTCTATTTTTTCAGCAATATCTTCCTTCTCTGAGGAAACTATTTCGGTATCTACAGAAAAGGTCTCATTAAGTTTATCAAATTTTTTACTCATTTTCATACACTTAAACCACTAAATCCAAAATCATCACCATCTTCAATAAGAAGATTATCAGCAGCGGTTATTGATTTTACCTCTGCTCCAGTCAAATGAGATGTTATTGTTGTATTATCTCTTCCTCTATCAACAGTAAGAATATTACCAGAAACCAATCTTACATAAACTTCTTCACCCTCAATATCAAGGTAAGAATTTGCAACTATTCCAGAAGCATCATTTACACTAATTAAAATATCTTCGGTGTTGATATCTTTGGATAAATTGGTTAGTATATTTCCAGTATAATTTTGAATTGCTCTTGGTTGTGCTGAATATACAACTTCTCTTGTTGGAGTATTTGTAGTATCTCCGGCAATAAAACCAATAGAAGCCTTCTTGATAATATCCTTCGTTGCGGTAGATGTTGGACCAAAGAGATATGTCTTAGCAGTAAATCTCAACGTATATATCAGAACTCTTCTAGTTGTAAAGTTTCCTTCATAATCATCTTGCATAGTAATATTTTCAAGAACTACGGGAATATCCCTCTTTTCGTTGATAATATCAACAAGTTCAACAGTCATTGTGTATGCTGGTTGAAAATATGGTAGAATTTGTTCTACAATTTGAAGAGCATCATCATTGAGTTTGGACATAATACTCAACTCAAATTGCATATTGTATGGAACTGGTAGATAAGATTTTTTAGTTTCAGTACCATCAACTGTTGATTTTGCCGTGAATGTTTGAGTTGTTGTTGCCTTTCTTGATGGGTCATAAGTTAACCCAGTAAACTCAAAAGACATTCTTGGTAATGTTATTTGAACTGGCTTATTAAGATCTGGAGATTGCTCTAATCTTGCAAGAAATTTCTGAGTTGGTCCATATGCAAGAGGGACCTTTAATATACTTTTTACATTACCATTATTATCAGTATGTTTGATTTTAATTTCATTAAATAAAGAACCAAAAGCAACAATAGTTCTTTTTAAAATTTCGTGATAAAAATATTCAAACATACTTTTGGACCTTTTATATATTGTATATAATAAATTCTATTTATGGCATTCCGAATGGATTATTTTCACTAAAATCAATAATCTTGTCAGCTTCCACTTCAATCTCTTCATTATTTGCAAATCCATCCCTGACAGGAAAAACTTCAACTTTTCTAAGGTAATGAGATGCACTTGATGCTGTTCCTACAATATTTTCCCCAGAAATAAATTCTCCGTTTACTTGAGATACTTCTAAAACATTACTTACAGAATTCCAAGATCTTACTCTTGCGGTTACTCCACTTTGAGATCCAACTACAACTTCATTAAAGACAAAGTTTCCAAAAGAATTTAGTGCTGGATTTCCAATTGTAATTGTTGGTGCCAAAGTATATCCTAAACCAGCATTTGTTATTCTGATTTGAGTAATAGTACCCGCTGCAGAAACAACAGCAGTAGCTGCAGCCGATACTGAAGAAATTCCACTAAATGTTATGGTTGGTGGGTCAACATATCCAGACCCAGAATTAGTTACTGTAATAATTCCAACTATACCGTCACCCAAAGTAGCGGTTGCAGTTGCACCCTTTCCTCCTCCACCAATAAATCTTACGCCTGGGGTTGTAGTATATCCATAACCGGCATTTATAATTTCAACACTTTGAACAGATTTTGCTGCTGGATTTGTATTGTCATTACATACAACAATACCACCTATCATCTTTGCGATTGCCGTTGCAGTTTGACCTCCACTTGGTGCTGAAGAAATGCCAACTGTAGGAGTACTTGTATAACCTCCACCTCTATTTGTTACTGTTATAAATCTAATACCACCATTTACAATTCCAGTAATTGCAGTTGCAGTAACACCAACCCCAACCATTAAAAGTTTTTGTACATTTCCTACTGGAACAGAATCTGTTCCTTGACTACCACTTATATTATCGTCAATATCTTCAACTCCAGTATCAATAATCTCATCCTCATATCTAAATAACTCACATCTTAATTCATAAGTATATAATCCCTGAAGTTGATAGAATGGTTTTTCGTGCTCTACATACTTAATTTCAAACAAACGATCTCCTAAAGGGAAATAAATTAAATCACCTTCTTTTGGTCTTGATGATAACTTAATATTTGGTTGATTGACTATAAGTGGGGATATATATGTTTTAAATCTTTCTCTTGAAATAGTAACAGTTAATTCATTAAGTGCTTGAATGCCAAATTTTGATAAAATTGTTGGATTATCATTATATCCTTCATAAGTATTTACATATGCTTCTATTGGATACGCATTAGTAAATACAGATTCTATAACTTCTTTAATAACTTTTTTTTCTGTAATATATTTTCTTGGTAGATAGTATACCTCAACACCATACATTCTTAACTGCTCATTAATCAAATCCTGAATGAGGCTTTGCTCTGTTTTTGAACCTTGTAAGAAAAATGGATTTAGCATAGATTATCCTATCATATCCAGTGGAGGAAGTTCGTAAGTACTTGACATTTTTTCCATTAATAAATCTATTTCTCTTTGGGCATCATCATACATTTGTCTACCATTTAATTCTACTCCTCCAGGTAACTTAACACCTGTAAATTTCATCATATTTTGTCCCCACTGCCTTTTAATTAGGGAAGTTAAATATGGTTTTAAGAATGAATCATTCCAAACTCTTGAATAATCATTTGGATCAAGAGTAGAATAGCAGTCAATTATAAAATATTGAGTATCTGTAACAGAACCCCAATCAATGTCCAAATATAACCTATCCTGCCTCTTATTAAAACGAATTTGTTTTTGAGTATTCAGTAAGAAATCCAAATCTTCAAGATAAGTTTTAACCATAGCATAACTTAAAAGTTCAGTTGTTCCCCAGTAATAGATATCATTTAAAAACAACTGATATTTGACACTAAACATATTGTGGGTAATAGTATTAGCACCATCAAAGGTAAAGATTTTATTTACCCCTATAATATTTGGTGGAACCTGAAGATAATTACTGTTTTCGTAAAAAGTAAATGTAGTTGCGGTTCCAACAATATTGGCAGTTGCCGAAGTACTTGCTATTCCAACAGAACTTGTTGCATTTCCCCCAAATCCTGCTCTTCCTCTGTTAATATCGTCCTTAGTTACTTTATACTTATAAAAAGTTGGGTATACTCCGTCAAAATGTCTCTCTTGAAAAAACTGTATAGCATCATCAACTAAATCTTCTATTTGCTCATCTGCAACATTAATTTCTAAAACTGGCGCTCCCAGTTTTCTTTTGCAATAATCAATTAGTTCTTGCCTAGTAGATGGTTGCGCCATTTATCTATAATCTCCTATCAATATTTAGGAATTAATTTTCATCAACTGAGAAACTACTTCTTGCTGTTTTAAGTACAATTTAAAATAACACTTAGCAATATTTTTTAAATCTTCTATATTGTCAATACCATCAATCTCCGCACAGAGTTTAAAGTACTCAAAACTTTTACTCAAATTTTCTAGCTCTATTTTATCTGGGTTCATTAATCAAACTCCTAAGTAAAAATTTAATTTCATCTAAGTCAGACTTCATATTAGCAAGATCCTCTTCAAAAGATTGTATTTTTTCATTCTCTTTTGATGCAATATCTTTTCTTTTTAAATATTGCTGATAATCAGACATACTATTATTAATTATTGAATTTGTTTTTGGATCTCTTACGAGATTGTTGTGACCCTCAACTTTTAAATATTTCATTTAAATTACGCTAGTGCAATTGCTCTCAAATTCTTAACACGGGGAACATATACTTGATTAGTTGATGTTAGGACTAACTTAATTCTATAATATCTAAATGATGGCAATAAGTCGGCCGTAAACGTATATTCTTTAAATTGAATAGATGTGGAATTAAATCCAAAAGAAGGGGATGGTTGAACAAAAGAATCTGAAAGTCCATCACTATTTTCAAAATTTATAATTTGTCCTCTTTCATCTAAATTATTATATCCGGGGAATGGAGTAAAAATAGGAGCAGAGTTTGGAGTTTCTGAAATATAATAAAATGCTCTTATATCCGAGTACTCATTACTATAAGCATCTAATATTATTTTAATTGAAGTTGCTGGATTTTCTAAACCTATTTCTTTAGAAATGTACTGGAATGCGGATGGATCTGTTCCTATAGTATTTACTCTGTTGTCTGTTGCAAAATTATCAATAACATCATTAATTCTATTAGATGTTAATATAGCACTCACTCTTTGAGTATCAATTACTGGACTTACTCTAGAATCTGTTGAATTTAAGAAAACTCTCAAATTCATGGATTTATTTCCACGTAAAAAGTCAAGATTACTATCTTCATTTATTTTAGATGCAATCATTCTTGGACTATCAAAATAATTAGGTTTATTCAATGTTATAGTTTCATATCCCTTATCCACATATGGAATTTCATTTCCACTAATACTAGAACTACTGACAGTTCTTATTTCGGAACTAATAGAAGTCCCTTGAACTGTAGTATTTTGGATCAAAGGTTCAATAACTTCAAATGGTATATTTTGAGTTGCTTTTATATTAAAACCTCCACAGCTCTTAGTTTCACTTAAATACAGTTTAGGGAAACCTCCACTAGTAGATCTATTTGTTCCATTTACATTAGTTTGAATCTTAATGTAATAAGAATCAAGACCTATAGGATCAGAAATAGTAACATCTTGCAAATTATGAGTTGTATTAATTCTCTGTAGAGAAACTCCACCAAGTTCATACTTATAAACTGGAGCACCGGAAAGATGTGTAATTGATTGTGATATATTATTAAAATATACTGGATCTATAATTCCGATTCTAGTAATATTATTTAATGAACCTGAAGTAACCGATTCGTATTGAAATAATTCACTACCTATTAGTGCATATCCAGGATTTGTTGCTCCCACAGCAACATTTTCAAAAGTAGCAAAATTAGAAGAATCATCAACTAAGATGGAAGATGTTGAATTTGAAGAATATGAAGATGTTAATCTTGTTGGAGTAACATCTGATTCTACTCCGGAAATTCTTACAAAGTTATCTTCAAAATACATTCCATGATTCTTATGATTTACAAGAATATGAAGTCCATCACTATCAATATTAATTTCAGAAATAGTTACATTTCCTCCATATGAAGAATTGAGGGATGTTGTAATTCCTAAATTATTAACATATTGTACAGTGTATCCAACTCCTGTTAAAAATTCTCCTTGAACATTATCAATAATAAGTTCATTTGTGCTTGCAATAGAAACTAATGAGAATAATGCATTTCTACCAACTGAAGTTGCTCCTATAGTTGTAATTCCTAAAACATCACCAACTTGATATCCATTTCCAGAATTTACAATTGTAGCAGCTATAGCAACCCCATTTGAAATAGTAACATTTGCTGTAGCATCTCTTCCATTTCCAGTTACTGGAACCAATTGAACGTTATTGAATGTATAACTACCCAGTGAAGGCGTATATCCAATTCCCGGATTTATTACTTGCAAAGAACCAGTTGCGATTCCTGCATTTCCTACATAGTTACCTGTTCCGTTAGTTCCCTGCAGTAAAATTGTATTTCCTAACTTCAAGGAAGAGTCATTTAAATATGTTGTTATTCCTACTCTAATTTTTCTTGAATTCAATTTCAAAGAATTTGGCATTAAAGTTGCAACTTGGGAATTTCCGGGAGTTAATTCTGGATTATAGAATTCAACAGTTCCAGATGAAACAAAGTTTGCTCTATAAAGAGTGAACTTAAGATCTTCAAACTGACTTGCTTCCCAAGTAGAAGCGTTTTGGGACTTAAATAGTGATCCAAGATATGGTTGGTTTGAGATATAAGATTGTGTTAATAAATCATTTTCTCCAACCCTTGATATAAACACATTATAATTGCTTGAATTAGAACCTACAACAATCGCATATTCTTTTCCTCCTTCCAAGTAAACTGGGGAATTAAATACAACAGGAGTAGAAACTGAACCATCATTGGATAGATTAATAGATTCTGGAGATAAAATAACTTCTGAAAATGGAACTATAGTTTGGGATGGATATCCATTTTGCATAGTTCTTATCTGAACCCAAGCAGGTACTCCGTTTTCATCTTTAGTTTTAAAGAATAAATCACATCTAGTAATAAATACCCCACTCAATCTATTTACATCTTGAAGAGAATTTTGAACTAGGAATGATTGTGCTAAAGGATCAGTATATCCAAAGCAACCATATGGACGAGAGTTGTTTCTACTTACACTAGTCTCTGATATTAGTGTACTACTTACTAGAACATTTCCCTGAGACTGAGAAACATTTTCTGTTTGAACTTCTTCCCTTGCCTCTATAGTTGCATTTCTTGTGGAAATAATTTCTTCCTGTACTGTTTCTATTAATCCACTTGCCTCATAATTTGTATCTGATATAGTTGATGCAAGATTTCTATTATTAATCGAATTGTTTATCAGTGAAAATGTCTTTGTACCAGTTTCAAATTTTGGATTTGTTATTATATTTGGGTCTGGAATATAAAAAGATCCAGCCACAAACAATTGATTATCAGTAATTAATCTAACGCTAGTAATTGTTGCTGTAGCACCACTTGTTTGTCCTACAAGGTTCATTCCAGATTCAACCCACCCACTATACTCACCTTGATATTGTGAGGATAGTGAAAAAGTATCTATATTTAAATGATTACTTGCGGAAGAATAAGCAGAAGAAATTGATTGGTTAGTATAAGGATTTAATGAATAAGTTGATGTTGGATTATTATATGGACCTTCTTTATGATTTGACTGAGCAACTCTAAATGTTATTGACGGTGATCCTGCAGTTCTTGTGAGTGGAGAACCTATAACAGTTTCTCCAACCTCAAAAACTCCAGAAATCATACTGATTTCTAAAAGTTTTGGAACACAATATTTTGTTACATCTACTCCATCAAAGAAA